GCCTGATCACCATTGGATTGTCCTGGAATTATATCTGTTGATGCAACATTCCATTCTAATAAAGGATCATAGATTAATTTTATTATTCTTACACGACCACTTTCTTGCCCATTATCCCATAGAGGTGTACCAACAATGATGTCATTGAAAGTATCAAGATTGATATTTCCCGCAGATGCTACACTAAAACCCATTTGAGCATTTGCTTGATTTGACTCTCGCTGAGCAGCTGCCGTTGTACTAACCCCAATTCCACTACCAAGATAAACAAATATTGCTCCTTCATCAGTTTGTCCATTATCATATCCGGGTGCACCAATCACAATATCATGAAATTGGTCGCCATTGAGTCTTCCGGCACCTGAAACAGAGTGACCGAACATAGCTCCCATTTGATTACTCTCTAACATTGTAGTATAAGTAGTGGGTAAACTTGGTGCATCACCATGAAAAATAAATACAGCACCTTCATCCGATTGACCATTATCATAATATGGCGCACCAATGGCGAAATCTTCGAAATTATTGAACATTACTAAATTTCTTTATCCTGTTACTAAATTTCTTTCGCGACATCTCAACTGATTACAAATTTAGTAACAAGACACTTAATTGATGATGATTTGACCTACTTTACTGACTACCTGCCACATAGCGTAAGTTGATTGGTCTGTACGAAAGCAATACAATAGTAAACTCGTATCAATGCTGTCACTATCAATATAACCTGTAACTCCCTCGGTTGTACTTGTCTCATCAACATAAATACGCTGCACGGCGTTTTGAGCAATTCTAAAACTGTCTAAGTTGTAAGGCGAACGGCTAACACGTATATACATCCCTACACGGCTGTTTGCGCTCGTTGGTAATGTTAACACACGTCTAACACTTGCATCATCAAACACAGAGTAATGGAAATTGTTTTGCATAGTGATATTACTATTAACTTGCTGCGAACACGTGTAAACATGATTCTCAAAGTACTGTTGCCCTGTTCCATCGTGAGTGATGATTTGCCCTGATGCCGGGGCTGTGGTCGGCAATATAATATCATAATTGACTGACAGAGCATTACTCACTAACAACCTCACGGCATTCGTAGAGCCGTTCCAAAGCTGAATACCTCTATCAACAATCCTCATAATTCTTTTTAACACGCCAAAAATTGTTGTAGAAAATTGAATAGCGGAATCGGGCGTACTTGTTGAATTATTTGTAACAACATGAGAAATAGTATTTATTACCTGCGTACCTGTCGAAGGCGTAATGTAATATTCGTCTGCAATTGAATCTAATGCGTTCAATGCTGCGTTTGTATTAACACGCTCACGAACAATCACTGTTGAACTGCCAGCTGCTCTATTTCTTACAAATTGCGCAAATGGCTGTATATTCGTGAGTGAATTTAATTCGAGATAATACGGTGAATTGCTATTAGTATTAGATATTGCATCAAATCGCTCACTACTCACCATGCGTAAATATGTAGTACCTGCGCTATTTATTAACTGTAAATTACCTGTTCCAACTGTACGTATAGTAACACCGCTTGCATTGCCAACAGTTATACCACTGTTAGCACCAGACGGAATATTTATTATACCGCCTGTAATATTCACATTATTCGCGTTTTGCGTAGCAATAGTACCCAGACCGATTGCTGAACGAAAAGATGATGCACTTTGCACCTGCACAGTTGATGGGATATAATTATTATCAATACGTCTAAATGAAATATTATCACCTGTTCCTATTGCCGTAATCGGTGAGATTAAACACCAGACAGAATTAGCACCTAAAGTCCCTTGTAAAACCTTAATAAACATCATAGGCAACAATGTAAACGCTCTAATCCATGCACCCGATTGCACAATATAAATTCCATTATTTGATGCCGTTGTTTGCGCTGTTACTAATACTTTTTGACCAATGGCTGGCGTAATCCCATCAATTGCAAATGTTCCAGAAAGCGTGATATTCGTTGTAGCAACACATTGTACAACATAATCAATAAATGTTTCGCCGTCATTGCTATTGTCATTATTTATATTAACAACTTGATTGCCTACCGATGTCCCGGATGTGCTATAAAACGCCAAATTCTTTTCTGAAATTGTCTGTGTTCTCATTACTCAATTACTCCTAATAATTTCATTTTGCAAACGCCTTGCATGATGTCGTCACTTACTTCAACTAAACAGGCACGTGTATAATCATAATCCTCAAACATTGAGCCAGACGGAAATATCAAATTATACATTTCGCCAACCATATTTGAATTACGTTTATCTGTCATATCAACATCAAGTGTAAGCAAAAACATCTTTTTAGGAATGAATACATCTGCAAACGTTTGAGTGATAATATTGCTCAATCCTGCGTTTAATTGCACATGATTACAGTAATTCGCTATTTGCTCTTCATAAGTGCTACCAAAATCGTACAATGTGGCGTGTAAAGGCGTATAATCAAATTCATCGTTTACCCAAGTCGGATTGTTGGGAAATGAATAATCACGTTTTACGGCAAATTTGCAAAATTCATGTACTCTACACGGATCCGGGGAAAGCAATGTGCCGTTTATGTCAGTAAATGATAAAACACGTCGTAAATACAATGAATTTTCGATTCTTGCAGATGCGCGAACCGAAAAATCAAGTGCTAAATCATTCTCTATTTTTACTTTGTCAAGCCTTGGCAAATTATGAACTATACATTTCTTTTCAAAGTCATTTTCTGATTGATTGCCGTTCGTATTTGATTTATATGTAGTAACATTCCTATCCTGTGGATAATTATCAACATTGTAAATAAATGAACGTACAACGCCTGCATTATCACCTGTTCCGATTGTTATGCTTGCTTTTGCATCATCTTTAATCGTAATTGTATCGCGGTTATATGCTATTCCATCATCATGGTTATATGCTTGTAATATGCCTGTCGTCGAATTAACCAATGAATTACCGCCACGGATGCGATAAGTAGCTTTGTGACCAAATGTCAAAGCCAAATTCTGACACATATCGTTTATTGTTTCGCCTTCAAACAATTGACCTGTTTTATCACCTTTTTCAAACAAACCGCCGTAGGTGCGCGAATATGAACCGCCACCATTATCAATGGCTGTTCCAACAACAAAATACAAATCATCATCTGATGTGATGTCTGCACCTGTTAGCATCGTATTTGCCGGATTTAAGAAAAACCGTACAAATTCATAATGTAAAAATCCTTCGCTGCTTATCGTAAATCTATTTTGCTGCAAACGCATCGAACGCAAATAATCAGTCAAGTATTTGTTGTAAATAGTGCGAATATCAGCCCATGAACAAATGACATTATTAAGTGGCGGGTCATTTTCGCGGAATGAAAATAATCCATCGTCCCAAACCCATGAACTGCCAACTTGAACACGTACTTTCGTTTCTTTTACAAAATCATAAATCGAACCACGATAAATACGCATTGCGCTTGCGTCCGGGTCAGCTTGCATAAGTGCATCACCCAGCCATTCAATTTTACATTGTCTGTTAAACTCAAATATTGCATCAACACACTCTAATTCGTAGAGTGATGAAAATACTTCATTGCCGGATTCACCACGAACAAGTATTATTTCTGATTCCGTTGTAGGTGCTAATTTCTGCAAACCAACAAAATAAGCCGGTGCATTAGGTATATTTCCTGCAACACCCGATATTGTGTAATTCGTTGCCGTATTTCCGTAATCGGTTCGCAATATCCACAAATTCAATTTCTCAAATGAGGATTGAGAACTCAATTGAGGATAACTATAATTTGAACGGTTTAATTGTCTGATTGATTCAACCGCTTCACTTGACATTTGCGCAATATCAAGTGTGAATTTTATTGAACGTGCAGTTGGGTAGCCTATGGGCAACACATCTGAATACTTACTTTCACAATTTGAAGTAATATCGAATAATATATCTGTGTCGAATTGTTCCCATGTAGGTTCATAGGTTGCTGAAATTCTATTAGCATTTCCCTCTGTAAGATTATATGGGAAATACTCTACACGCCAACGCCATCCGTTAATCTCGGTTTCGTAATAATATGCTTTTTCTGAATATGCCATGATTAAATTAAATATTTTGGTAATGTTAATGTTAAATCTTCTCTTTGATTGTCTTTATCCAATGACGGCTCTGAAAAGTCCGGCTCTACTCTGCAAGGCAATTTATTCTTGACACGTGTAAAACCTGTACTTGCATCATATCGCGGTAATAAATCCTCAGTTGCCGGGGCTGCAATCCAGACCGCTTTTTTACTGAATATCTGTTCAACTAATTGCATCCGGGTTTCGGTAGTATTTGGATAACCGTCCGTTGGCACTACCACAAATGGCACGAACTCAATTTCAAAATTGAGCCGTACCAAACGTGATTTTTTGACTATTCGCATAAAGCCCGATTCTTTATCTTCGCCTTCGCTCAAATATTTAGGAACGCATGATAATACTGCTAATTCTAATTCCCATCGCGAAGTATTAACTACAGTATTTGCAATCATAGTAGCATAATCATTCGATGTGTTGTCTGTTCCGATAAATTTCAAATAATACATATTACATCTCCAAATGTGACTGTGTGCGAATATTTTGATTTACAACTGTACTCAAACCTTTGCCGTCCGCTTTGAGCGTACCAACAACTTTTATTTTATCGGGAACACGTTTATTTGTTGCACGTTCCAAACGCTCAATTTTTTGCAGCAACAAAGAATTTTGATATTGCAATTCGCTTGTTTGCTCTCTGATAGCTCTTTGAAAATCATTCAAACGTGATTCTTTGACCATTTGCAAATTGATAGTGTCTTGCTTCATAAACACAGTATCACGAATATTTTGAGAATCAAAGTACATCGAAATCGGTTTTTGATTTTTATTCGCCCATTCGATTATCTGATAATTATACACTTTACTTTTGCTGTCATAAGCCATATTAGCCCTTGCATTGATAATACCTTCATCACGTGAAAGCAATCGAGGAATATTATCAGACGTTTGTGTTACCGCTGCACCGTCAATAGCTCCATTTGCTCCTATTCGCGCTTCACCTGTTTTTCTACCAATTGCACCCTTCGCAACTGAAATTAACCCGTAGAATGCTGCTGTTAATCCTGCTGCCAAAACAGCTCCAAATATCGGATTTGCAGCAACCGATTTACCGAATATTTCCGCAACGATAATTCCGGCATTTGCTTGCAATGTATTAAATGCTAAATCTAATGTTTGCTGTGCAAAACCTTTTAATGTTGCATTTGATTGCGAAGCATAAGAAATTAATGATGCTGACATTTGAGCCGTTGTAGTTTCTAATAACTGTGTGCGAGCTTTCGCATAATCCTCTTCTGTTGCGCTATTACTTGATAATAATTTCAAATAATCATTTTGCGCTTGTTCGGCTGCTTTGCCTAATGATTGCGCACTCCCTGAAACTGATGCGTTAAAAGCATTTTGAACGCCTTGCATGAAATCAGCATTTTGCGACAATAAATCATTACGCTTTTGGGAAATCTCTTTTGTTTTCTCAAAGAATTGTTGCTCAGTAATTTGACGGCGAACCAATGATTCACGTAATGCTTTTTCCTCTGTATCCAATTGTTCTAATTGAGCAGAATTATCAACGCCTTTACTTAGCATTGCCGACAATTCTTTTTGAAAGTTTTGCATCAAGTTGATTCGGAACTGATTAGCTTCCTCAGATACCGTATTTACTTGTTTTTGAAAATTACCTTCAATTTCTTTACGCTTTTCATTGAACTCTATTTCTGCTGCAAGAATGAGAGTATGATTGCCTTTTGCTGCTGCTAATTTATCATCATACGTTTTTTTTGCCGTAGCCATTTGAACGGCATATTCACGCTGTGCCGACCCTTCAATAAGCGTGATACTTGCATCTGTTAATTTAGTAACAGATTCTTTGTAAAGTGTCTCACGTTCATCGTTTTGGCGTTTAATGAGAGCTAAGACAGATGTGTCACTTTCACGTAACGCAATAAGTAAAGCATCAACATTTTTCTTTGCCGATTCCGCTGCACCTGTGTCACCATTGAGCAATGCTTCGCTATACTGTCTTTGAGCATTTTTGACAATTTCCAGAGAGAATAAATATTGCTCTATTTCAGCTTGTTGTTTTTCTTCTAACTGTTTTAACTGTGCATCTGCTAAATTCGATGTGAAAGAAACAAAATCAATCGAATTACTTGCACTTGCAATTTGATTGTTCAAACGCTCTACAATTGCATTAGCATCATTTATAGCCCTTTGCGTGCGCTCAGTGCGCTTTTTTGATTCATCCGCAATCAATGTGTCGGCATACTTCAAAATCAATGCACTACGACGTTTTTCGCCTGCTTCAACTTCGAGCGATAATTTAACATCAAATTCTTTTTGCAAATTGACACGTAAATCACTTTTGCCTTTTGCTTTTTCAAGAGTGTCTTTAGCATCTTTATCAATTGCATCTTGCTGTTTTTTATTCTCAGCAATCAACAAGTTTAATTCACGTGCAAAACCTTGATTAGTCAGGTCAATTGATTTAATGTTGTTTTCTTCGCGAAGTGAAAACAATTTAGCTTGCAATTCTTTTTCCGTATCGCGAGCTTTCTTCGCATTCTCTTCGCGTTTTTTTTCCTGTGCCCTTACATCACTAAGTTCATTGATTTTCTGATACGCTTTTTCCTCTTTTGCTTGCTCAACTGCTTTTTGTCTAATCAATACAATTTGTTTGCCTAATTCATTTGACAATTCTTTGTCACCTTTTAATTGAGCTTCCCTTTGAGCAGTATATAAATCCTGCAATTGACCAATTGATTCATCCACAGATGCCTTTGCGCTGTCCGCTGCCCCCTTATACGCTCCCTTAAATTGCTCAATAAGTGATTTTGTTTTAGCAGCTTCAACATTTAATGATTGCTGTAATTCAACAACCTTTTTCGCTTCGCTTTCGGTCAAAGCAAATTGTTTTGCAATTTCGGCAATCTCAATTTTAGTAACAGTACCATCTTTTGCAGCTTGCTTCATATTATCTGACAAAGCTGCTTTTACGATAGTACCCATTTTGCCCGCTTCCGTTGCATTTAGCTTGAATTTACCTGCTATGCCTTGCAATTCCTCATTTGCAATCTTACCATCGCTTGCAGCGCGTTTTAATTCAACTGATAATGCTTGCTCTTTTGCAGCATTTTGAGAAATACCAAAAACACGTGCCATTTCTGCAATAGTACCGCTCACGTCCTTAGAGTTTTTTCCGAGAACATTATACGATGCTTCAAATTCCGCTGTTCTATTTTTCACGAAATCGGCATCGGCTTGTTTTAATTTCTCTAAGCCAGTCGTCTGAGCTTTGGCAAATTCATCAAATTGTTTAATTGATTCCGCTTTTTGCTTTGCAGTCAAATCAGTGCGCAAACCGATTGCATTAGCAAATTCAATTCTTGCAGTATTTATTGCATTAGAATCCTTTGCCTTGTAAATCATGTCGGCATACTTTTTCGTAAATGTTTCTTCCTGTTTACGTCCGATTGATGTGCCGAAAATAAATTCGCTTGCAACGTCGGCAAACTTTTGGACAGAATCTAATGCACCTTCCTGATCAACAAGAAATGTAATCGGGAATGCTAATGCCTTCGCATAGTCGGCAAAAGAAATATCATTTGTTGCATCTGTTAATGAATCTTCTAATTCCTGTTTTTGAATTGAAACATCAAGTGATATTTGCAGCTTTGTGTTTTCAAGTGATTTTTTTGCAATTTCTTGACCGTCCTTTACGGATGACAAATAATCACTTTGCGCTTTTTTACTTGCTGTTCCGGCTTCATTCAAAGATTCGGTTAATGATTTATTCGCTGAAATCATGCCCGGATAAACAGCCGATAATTTTAATTTCACCGCCGTTAATTCCGCTTCCTCTACTGCTGTTAATTTGGCTTTGCCTGCTAATTCTTGATAGGACTGCAATAAACCAATATTTCCCGAAACATTCGCTTTACGTGCTTCATTTTGTTTTTGTTGATTAGCAAGTAATTCCGCTTCGGCTTTATTTTGTTCCGTGCGTTCTTGAACGGTATCCGTCATAGCTGCTGACAATGCTTTAATTGCTGCTATCGCTGCAACGGTTCCGGCTGCAATCAAGAAAATTGGATTCGTTAATAATGCTGCTCCCAGAGCTTGTACAGGTGCAATCATGCCACTAAATCCCGAACCCATTAATCCCAATGCACCTTTTACACCGCCACCATTTTTTACAACGTCGAATAAAGAGCCAGAAAGCCCTTTTATTGAATCAATTGCACCCTCTGGAACTAATGTTTTAATTCCTGTTAAAGTTGTCAATGTAGGAGCTAATTCACTTGCAATTCCTGTAACCGCAACAACATTATTTCCTAATAAATCAAGTCCACCAATGACAAATGATTCAACAGCTGCTTTAGCTTGCTTCATTTGCACATCAATACTGTCACTCATTTGTTCAAATGCAAATTGAGTACTGCCTGTTGTATCGCGTACATCAACAAATGTTTGTGCAAAACCTTCTAAATCTGATGTTAAAACATTAAATGCTGCTGCTGCTTCTGATGATGAAAATACTTCTAATCCGGCTTTTCCGGCTGCATCTAAAGCGGTTTTTACTTTTTCTAAAGTGACAGGAACTGAATCATTTTTTAATGATTCTAATGATACGCCTGCATTTTTCAAAATCGGTGCTAAGGCTGCACCCGGTTTCGCTAATTCAATAAATAAAGCATTTAATTTTGTTGTTGATTGAGCGGTCGGAACACCCTTTGATGTCATTACTGCCAAAGCTGCACCAACATTTTCAATTTCAATTCCTAAACTACTTGCAGTCGGAACAACATTTGCAAGTGTACTTGTTAATTCGGGAATTGATGTAACGCCAAAATTCACGGTGTTGAAAAATATATCGGCATATTTACTTGCTTGGTCACTTGCTGCTCCATAAGCATTTAATTGACCTGCTAATAATTTCGTTGCATCACCAATTGCTGCTCCACCGCCTGTTGCTAATTTCCCAGCTGTGTCGGCAAATACTTTTAATCCCTCTTCACCGCCTTTTACGCCCGATGCAAGTGCATCAAACATAGTAGTCTGTATTTCGCTTGCAGCGAACGGCAAATCCTGCGACATAGCAATAGCAGCATCACGTAATTTTGGAGCCATTGCAGCAGCTTCCGTGCCCAAAGTTTTCATGTTCGCGGTTGCTGTGTCTAATTCCACGAACGGGCGTGATAAATCCTGCACAGTATTAGATAATAGCTGCACGGACTGAATCGTATTATTAAAATTAAATGCTTTCGTAAAAATGGATTCATTGTTTTTTGCTGTCTTGCCAACGCCATCTAATTTATCATTTAACTTATCCGATTCTTTATTCGCATCACGTAATTTGTCGCCTGCACCTTTAAGAGCCGAATCATCGAATTTCAATTGAGAATCACTCAAATTAAAATCCTTTTTTAATTGGTCAAGTGCAGTCTTGAAAGCCCCGGCATCAATGCGAGGTATAAGGGATATTTCTAATTCAACTTTATTTGCCATTACTCTCCAAAATAAAAAAGCCCGCGTTTTTGCGGGCTTTACTGAAATTTATTAAAAGCACGATTGAGGGTAAGCAACCGCCAAACTTCGCTCAATGTTTTGTTTTCAATTAAATAATCGAATGTCTGAGCATTACCATTTGCAGCTTCATAAATCAATACATCTTCATGCCATTGCCTTTTTTGATTTTCATCTGTCATGCAAATATCTTCATTTTGAAAGTACAGATAATCAATTATGGATTTGCCGGAGGATATTGATTTTTGCCGGAAAATAGGAGCCGACGTTTGCAACCAATCAATTTCAATATCTTGATTATTGATTTGCTCGGCGAAATTGTTCAACCGCTTTTTCTATGCCCTCAATGTCTTGATTTTCCCAAAACTCTGATGTGTATGCCGATGTAAATTCATCGTATTGTTCATCACTCATTTTCTCTTTGTTGGCAATAAGTTTGCAAATTTTCACTTGCAAATTCATTTGTGATTCCAACACGTCCTCGTACATTTTCGGCGAAGTATTATCGGTATAACTTTGTGTGATTTGTTGTTGCTCTTCAATTGCCTCTGTGTAACATTTTTGAACGGCACGGCGAAGAGCTATTGTTGCTTTTTCTTGCTGGTAAACAACTGAGGAACCATCTTTGAAACGAAAGATTAACATAGCATTATTGATAAATAAATTGTGAAAAAATAAAAGCAAGTTTTTGTTTACTCTCAACATAAACGTCATTGATGAACTTGCAAACACCAACTCATAAAAAATTAGGGTTTTATTCTATTGGGAAAAACCCTAAAAACCACGTGTGCGCTACTGAAAAAGCGCGTTGATTATGCTTCGGCTGTCAGATTGCGAATTTTAGAATAAGCATCTTTAGCAATTGTTCTATCGCCTGCTGTTGAAATTGTGCCATAATGCGTTGTCGGAAAACACCATTGAGGAATTTCAAAACCACCTGTTTTTTTACAAGCTACTGTTGTTGCTTCAATTGTTTGTTTTTGCCAATTGTCTGCTGTTCTATCCGTGCCACCCGATGTTTTTTTCAAAGTGACAATTGCCATTTCTGTATAACGCACTGAGCCGTTTTTAGAACCTGCAACAATCATTAAATAATTAACACCACTTGCTGCACTTGCACCGCCGATTTTTGCACCATTTTCGGCTTTTAATTCTGCCGGAGCAGATGCCGCTTCTGCTGCCGATTTTGGGGCTGCAACATCAAGAAAATCAAAATATTCATTTGAATTGTCTGTATGAGTAATTGTTACAGTACCTACGCCAGCTTCATCAAATGCCATTTTGGTTGTTTCTACAACGATATTATTCGCAACATCATTAACAACATTATACGCAATATCCGCGTATGTTGGGGAACCGCCAAGAGCCGTTCCGTCCGCTTCTAAAAGTGCTGTGTGACCTTCATTTATTCGCACAAATGTGATATTTGCACCACCGCCTACATACATTATTTACCTCAATAAAAAATATGAGAAAAAAGAAAATTGAAATTGTTGCGGGAACCGGAATCGAACCGATAAATCGAGATAATGAGTCTCACGTGTTTCCCTTACACCATCCCGCGATTATTTATTTCTTAGGGATAATTAACCCCGATTTTTTGTTTTGTTCCGCTATGAATTTTGCATTACGTTTTACTAAACCTTGTAAATACTTATCCGTCGAGCTTAAATGTATATGCCTAAATTCTTGATGGAACAAGTGATCAACTATAACCTTACTTTTTTTTGCCATGCTTTAATATTAAATATCCTGTAATTATTGCGCCGATTGCCAAAATAAATGGGAAATAATCCCAAAACGAGGTTTTAGAGACCTGTTGAATAATCGGCTTGTATTGTTGTTGAACATATTGAAACGGTATTTTAACCGTATCCGGCTTATGCTCTATCGTTAATGTGTCAGTTTTTGGATAGTACCGAATTTTCAACACTGTATCTTTACCACGCAAACGATAAGCCCATTTTACAATCGTATCGCCTTGTAATTTCATCGTGTCGCGATAAATAAGCGGAACCGCTTTAATCGTTGTATCGCGAATAATTGTATCACGATAAATAATTTCGGGCGAACCACAGCCGAAAAGCAAACAAACAATAACTACAATAATCACGTAGAAAAAAGAAAATCGGATTGCGTTTTTCATAATTAAACAAAAGAAATACAACGTTTGACTATCATTCTTGCGAGAGGATGTTGAATATTCCTTCGCGTTATTTTCACTCCACCGCCTTCGCGAGGATTATTGCCACCTGTATTGAAACCTACGCATTGCACCCATCCACCGCTTAATTTTTTGAAATAAAATTCAACGTGACCTGTGGATTTTCGTGGATATTGCCAAAATATCAAACCAATTTGACCAATTTTTTTTGATGTCACGGCGTATTTTTCAAGATAAAGCCGTCCGGCACTTGCAAGTCCTGTTTTCAACAAAGGATTTTTCTTTTTCAATTTGATTGATGATTGTTCAAAACACCAATATATCCCCGAATAACAGTAAGGCGAACCGATGGGATTGCCGACCAATCTTTGATATTTTTCAACTTCGCCCCGATTTTGCCCTTTTTCCTTGATTCCGACCTCACCACGCGCCGTTTTTAACGCATCCGATGAAATACCTACATCGCATTCAAAATCACGGTATAGGTCGGTAGTTTGTGAAATACACGCCCCAGACAACCAAACCAACGAGAAGATGAACAGAGATAAATACGCTACAAACAATCGCCGTGGAAATATACTCACGCGGTTTATCCGATAAAAAAGCATACTTTAATTCCTCAATAAAATTGATGGGAGAAAAAACATAAAGAACAATGTAAACAAGAAATAATGCTATTGCTTCAAAAGCAATAATTGTCAGACCTGTACCGATGGAAACATCGGGTGCAAAGCCGATTAAAACCGAAACGATAAGTAACACAGTCAAAAATGACCATCTAAATATTGTGTTTTTTATTGTTGTTAAATCCATTTTTTTTGCGCTTATTGTAGCGACCGATAAATGATAAAATATATGATACGATTGAAAACAAAGCCGAAATTCCAACTAATAATTGCGAATTATCTGACAAAAACTGCAACACTATTGATATTGCCGTACCGCCTGCTCCACAGTATTCCAAAAATTTAATAAGAACATTCTCCAAATCATTACTCATTACCTGTTTGCAATCCTACATTCATTTCAACAATTTGTTGCGCTTGTTCGAGAGTTTCCACGCCGTCCGGGTTTTCAAGTGTTTTACGACCTACCGAAAATTCACCACAATTTGCGGTAATGAAAATGTAAAAATCCTCTGTCGTATCAATTAATTCGTACATATTAAACCTCAGTGAATTTCATGAATGAATTAACCTCTATGTATGTTCCTGTACCATTTGATGTAGCTTGCGCCCATTTGAGCGTTATAGTCGGTGCAGTTCCTGTTGTTGTTATATATCCTGCAAATTTAATAGAGTTATTTGATGATGTTATTGTTATTACCGATGAAGAGGACCCTACCATGTTCCCGCCTAAATTCATGCCCGATGTGCTAAAACCGCCTGTGTGATTTATGTTCGCATCTGCTAATGAATTATTTGATTCAATTGAAAATTTGAAACCACCACCTGAAGGTGCAGACACAAATAATTCTAATTCAACTTGATATGTTTTATTCGCACTTAATAAAGCCGACAAATGATTATCATTTACATGTGTTGTTGAGCTTGTAACAGTTTGTCTTGCAGTCTTGATTTTAGTAATTATTTCTTTACCACCTGTGGCAATTGTAACAGGAACCCATTCTTCACCATCCCACTGTAATAATTGACCTGTTGTAGCTCCGCTTTGTGTTAAATTCGACACATTATGCGTGTGACTTTCGGGCGGAAATTCAGTTGGTTTACCTGTTATATCCGACCACGCCGCGCCGTCACCAAATTCCGCATTTTTTATTACATCATCAACTGCACTCATTTACATCAAATTAAAATCGTAAAAAAAAATAGGGGATTGCTCACTGTAAAGCATGAAAAAACATAAAACAATCCCCTTTAGCGCAACGCGCGATTATCAGAGCTTAATATTCCGTATGCGTAAAATTGATTCGGGTGTTTCAATTTTCCATGCCGAACCTATTTCCCATGTTTCTTTACCCTTTTCGGCATTATCAACATGATCCCAATCCATATACGCCAGACCAGAGTTAGACACTAAAGAAAGTCGCATTTCACCGGGTGACATGATATAACATGAAGTGGTATTTTCAGCTGGCGAAGCATTATCATCCGGTTCATTTAATGCAATTGTTCCATCTTCAACAACAACAAGTTCAATATTTGAAAAACGAGTAAGTGGCACGCCAAATTCATTTACTGTTGTGGAAATCATGCCACGCTCAAAAGCTGCACTTTCAGTTCTTGCCCACAGTGAGCGATTCATAATTATGCCTGTCGGATTATTTACATCTGACAATTGCGTACGCAATAATTCGAGCCATTTTTTTTGACCAGAGGCATCTGCAAGATTTAATGAATCACCACTTGCAGCAACATCTTTTGCATTTTTAACACGGGTTACTGAATAACCGGGCAAATTATCTGTACCATTAAGAATATTCTTTAATCCTTTAATGGTGTTATCAGAACCTGTTCCATTGAATAATAGCCCAGTAAAAGCCAGACCGAATCTTTTTGTACGACGTGCCAAATCTTTTTCCAACTGTACATTTCTATTACCTAATCCGGCGTTTGCATCGCGTAAATGTGTAATATCAGTTGTAACCGCATCACCGTGAATTTTTTGCACCCCCGGTATTGGGTCTGGGAATCCTCTATCGCTTGCAGTAAACGAGGAATTAATTGCACGCGCCGGAGCTGTGGACGTTGCCGTTGTCGGTGTCCATAGAAAATTCGTTGCATCTAATTCCCATGCTGAATTTCTTTCGAGGAAATTCAAAAATGGATTATCTTCTAATAAACTTGCTAACACACCATTACCGCGACCTGACGGCGATAAAATATTAGGTGCGCTTAATTGAGCTAATGTTGCCATTATTCTCCTAAATAAAAAAAATTAGTTTGTTGAATACTCTTTGACTGTATTGTTCACATATTCCATAATCTTTGGATTACGTGACCCAATAATGGGTGCTTTACTTTGTCCTTGTTGCCCTTGACCTTGACCGCCTGTTGTAGAACCTTGACTTTTGGTCAATGATGGCAATTCAGAAATTAGCGAAATTGTGTCCTCAAAATTTGCATTGAGCAATTTAGTAAAGCGTTCTTGCTTTGCTGTGTCTTTTGCCGGTATTTTACCCTCTCTAACAGCATCATCAATCGCTTTTTTTACCTTAGCATCAAATTCCGCTTTCGCTTTATCTTCGAGCGTTTTATTGTGTTTGTCTTTTTCAGCAAGTAATTCCGTCACTTTTGCATCGAGAGCCTTGTTTTGGTCTGTCAAAGATTGAAGTAAAGCGCGAACTTCGGGCGAAATATTATCCGGCAATTCGGGCGATTTCGGCGGTGTCGGGGGTGTTGGCGGTGTTACGCCAGCTTCCTCTTTAATTTCCATGTCGGGAATTTTATCAATTTCCGCCAATACTTTTTGTTTTGCATCATCAGTTAGCCCTGCGGAACCGAAAAGCTTTTGTAGTGCCTCACGAATTTTCATAATTAATTTTTCATTGTGAATAAAATGATTGTTGTTGATTATCACGGTGCGAAATTAAGGCATAAAAAAAAGGAAAAAACGCAATAGCACAAATAACAATATTTCTGTTTTTTAGTGTTGTAATTTTGCATCGTACAATTAACTAAAGGGTTGTTTTTATGCCATTTGTAACATTAGCGGAAATACGTAGCAAGTTATTGCCAAACGTTGCGCTTAAATTAGAAGAAAGCAATGATGATTTTATTCGCATCGAGCGCGATGCTGCTGAAATCATCTCCGAATTGTCGGGATTAGCAATTCCGACATCTGTAAACGATGCGCCGGAATGGGTTGTAACGCCAGCGGCGTGGATTATTAATTATCTTGTTTTATCATCCACTTCCGGCATTTCTGAGGAAGGAAGGAAATTAGCGGAAACAAATTTTTTAGAAGCAAGGAATATTTGCAAAAATCATCGCGTTAATCCAACATTGCAAAATTCCACACGTGTGTTTGACATCGAAGGGGGTTACCGATGAATTTCGACGCACGTTGGACACAGATTAAAGAGTTCATTATCAATAAAAAAACGGATATTGATTTTGAAGGCGATGAAATTGATTATTTCCGTTGTTCCGAACCTTTTTCGAATATGTCAATATTTGTGAATATGACAATCGGTCAATCAGAGTTAATCAGTCAATCAATGATTACGCCAAACAAAGCAACGTGCGTTATTTATATTCTTTGCGCAAATCAAAAGGATTATTTTGAGTGTGCAAAAAAGGTACAGCGCACTGCAATTCAGTTGAAAAAGGAATTATCCTTAGCAAGTGAAAGTTTAGGGATTATTACCCCTGTCAATGCAGCCGACCCCGACCAATTATATGCAGACCGTAGTGAAATTTCACTTTATTTTTCAGTCACTTTTCAGGATTATTGATAATGGCACGTAAAGATTTGGAGCGTAAAAAAATGTCTCCCAAATTAAGTTTCGATATGCAAAGGCGAATTGCAAAATTCCGTTTGCGTAATATGAATATGCCTGTTTCTGCTATTGCCGTTCGATTTCATTGCACACCTACGCAAGTAAATTACGCCGTGTCGAAATACAACAAAGGCGAATTAAAAGAAATGAGTGTGCAACATTCGCGCAAAGAAACAACACGCCTCAAAAAAATCAAAGAGGAAATTGCATTCGGTGAAACGGATGCAAATAAACTATTTGAAGACCAACGATTATTGGCATTGCAGCAACTTCATGCGACAGATAATAAGATGTCTGCAATAGAACGTATTGATGCTTTAACGAAATTGCAAAAGCTCTCAATTCAAAATCATTTGCGTGGTGTGGATGCTGATTTTATGTTATTTTTCGTGCAATATTTCCGACCGGGCATAAGCGAAAATGAAAGCATTGTTTTACTTAATGAAGTGAGGGAAATTTGGAAAAGTACTCAGCGATAAATTCGACACTTGAACGTACTAAAAATCGTATTGAACGTGATAGAATGTTCATGCCTGCGCCTGCATTTTCCAAAAAAGAAAATACGCCCATCGAAAAATCAAAACGCATTGCAAAAGCATTAAAGGATTTTTGGTATTTCGACAAAGTGTATTTCCCAAAAGCGATGTATGGTGACGGCTTTTTCAAAGAATCATGGTTCCATCATGAAATTGCGGAATTAACCGAAAAGCCCGGACTGCACACAATATTAGCACCACGCGAACACGCCAAAACAGCCGTCATGAAAAAACGCTTTATTTGGAAAATATTACGTGGTGATTGGTCCTTTGTCGGAATAATGTCCGAAAATTTACCACAGGCAAGGCGTATAATGGATTCATTGTCGAAATTATTATCTATGAATGAACGCATTAAAAATGATTTTCCTCACGAAATTATTTCGGATAATGGTGATGAATATTCAATTTTATTAGAGCGCACAAAGAAAATACATTCGTTTATTCCGCTTTCGGAAGGACGTTCGGCACGTGGCTCTAATAATTTATTTAATCGTTTAGATGCCATTTTATGCGACGACTTAGAAACAATTACATCGGCTTTAAGTTACGATGCTGTGACGAATCGTTTATCATTATTAAGCGAAACAAAACAGTCAATGAAATCAGACGGAACAATGATTGTTTTGGGTAATAATCATCATGTTGATTCAGTGTATAATCGTTTAATTGCAATGCGTGACGACGGTTTATTACGTCCCGGATGGAATATTTATCAATATCCGGCATGGGATGATGAATATGGTTGTTTGTGGAATGAACGGTATAATGCAAAATCCGAATCCGAATTAAAGGAAAAAATAAATCCATTAAACGAACAAAATTGGCAAGGCGATTACCAACAAGTACCCATTGAAGGCGAAGGGCTTATTTTCAGCAAATTACCGTCATTTTATTCTGATTTGCCCGATGATGCAAAAGGAGTGATTTATTGCGACCCGAATTTGTCAAAGAAAAATAAAGGCGATACGACGGCTATTTTCGCAATGCTTTATTCACCGTCCACACATAAATTCTACATTCCTACATTGCGATGCAAATCATTTTCTGACAGTAATGATTTATTAAACGCAATTATTGAAATGCGTTCAATGCTTACTACAAAGCGTGTTCAATTAATCGGATTTGACGGCAATGTTAATCAAGAATCAACATGGACAAATAATGTTCGTAATTGGTGCAAAATACATCAAGTGCCATATCCGAGAATTGATTACAAACGCTATGACGTGGATTTATTAAGCAAAACGCCTGCTGCTCTGTGGAATGAAGGAAGTATTTTACTCCATAATTCGATAAAAGAAACGGACGAGGGCAAAAAAGCAATTAGGCAAATAAATGCTTTCAAAGGCAAAAAGAAAAATGGCAAAGACGATGCACCGGATGTTGTTGTTTGTTGCGTAGAAATGCTCTATGAACACAAATATCACAGACGTTCAACAAAACAATCCTATCAAAAATCGGTCGGAATCCCCGACGTTTATTCACTTTAATCAATAAAAACAATGTACAGACTTACAGTTGCGAACGGTCGCACATACCCCGATTTTCAAACAGTCAATAAATACATTAAATCCGCGAATGATGCACAAAACCCCGATATTCGTGATTTAATGGCAGCGTGTAAAATTGCAAAATCAGTCAATTTACGGCTAAAAGGTTTGATAAATACACGTCAAACAGCCGTCACATCCTTTGATTTTTCGATTAAGCGAAAAGATAACAATGAAATTGACGTGGAAACGCAAAACAATTTACGTAAGGTAATTTACCGGATATTGAAAAAACACGTCACTACGCCGCTTTTTGGCTGTTTTGCAGTGAAATTCTTTTGGGAAAACATTGATGAAAACAATCCTGTAAAAATCCCCAAAAAATTGAAGTTTTATTCACCTACGGAAATGATGCAACAGCCCAACGGCATTGATATTATTGACGACAATAATAAAATTGTTGAATCTTTATCACTTGATGAATATTATCCCGAATATCTCATTGAAATTGATGACGAATATGAAGAGCGTGCCGGGCTTATGCGTGCTATTTTGGTACTTGAAGTGTTGCGTTGGGAAATGCGTTCCGAAAATGCTAATTTATTGAGTACCTTAAAAGGTATTTTACAAATCATAAACAAAGGCGTGCCGGAAGGTGACGACGAACAAAACGCTATTAACGCTGCAAAACAAGCGCGAAAAGATAAATTCGTAGTTACGAACGAATTAATTGAGTTCAAATTAAATCAAATCGTTTCGGGTGATTTGTCGGCTTTCAAATCATTAATTGATGATATAAATGCTGAAATATCCATTGCAATTTTAGGACAGGCAAATACGCAACAATTACCAAATTCGGGAGGTTCGCGTGCAGCTTTGCAAATCTTAAAGTTAATCAGTGCCGATATTCACTATTCCGATATGCAACGTTGCACCGATTTAATTAACGATTTATTGAGCAAATATTTCGCCATAAATACAGGCTCTTCGCCGTCGGATTGCCCTGTGTATTTTGAATTTAATTATGAGAGTGAAGAAAATTACCTTAACAATGCTGATATTGTTTCTACTTTAATCAGTGCCGGAGTTCCATTGAAGGAAAATGAAGTCTATAAAAAAACAGGGTTTTCCGTGCCTGATGCGACCGAAAAAACAATACAAAATATAGGTGCATAAATATGGCTGATATTGTTAAAATCGGGTTCTTTGCGCTTCAATTATTGCAAGAACAAATAAAACAAGGTATTGATGAAAATGGCAAACCTTACAAATATTCGACACGTCCTTTTGCACGTCCTTTTACGAATAAAATCAAAAACCAAAGGCAATTAAAAAATGACGGTAAAATATCGGTGACGACAACAAAATCGGGAAAGCGTTGGATGGTTATTACGGGCGGTTATCGGTCGTACAGGGAGTTAATAGGTCGCAATCCCGACGGCGATTTTCTGCAAGATTCGGGCGCAATGCTGCAATCATTAACCGTCAAGAAACGCAGTGCTACGGATGCTGTTATTACGTTTTCTGATGCGAAGAGCGCACAGAAAGCATTTTGGCTATCAGTGTCGGGCGCAGGTAAATCGCGCTCGCTATGGAAATTTATGGGGCTTACGGCTGCAAACAAAAAACGCTTAGAAGAATTTGCAGCGCAACAAGTCACCACAGATGAAGTATTGAAAGTTCTCAAATAAAAAAAAAGGGGCGAACGCCCCTATTTTTTTGATAACTGTTGTATGATCTTTATCTCTGATTTTAACGTGTCTGAAAGTTGCTGCGACTCAGCGTCTGTAAGCTCTGTATCTCGATGCAACTTGACGCGAATAAGCCTGTAATTGATTTTTGCTTTGTCACAGAGCGCACGAAGATTAATGAACGCTGTTTCGTGAATTTGTTTGAGTGTTTTTATTGTCATATAAAATCGGGATATTCGTTTTGTAAATACTCATTGTAATGTCTGCTCTCTTGCGTTAAAGAGAGCTGTTCGAGTTCCTCTTTTGTCTTAGCGTGTGCATCAAATACCTTTACAGCATCTTCCATTGTAACGTTTTTACCTTCTTTTCTTATTCCATCTATCCAGACGTATTCGTGATACAAGCACACTTTTAGCAATTCATCTGCATTTCTGAAAACATAAAACGCAACTGAATTGCGAAACTCTCTTAAAGAAAGATCAATCTTACCGTCATCTGTTATGATGACATCGTTCGGCTTTTCTTCTAAAAAATGAAGATTGCCTAACTCTTCAGCTCTAACGATTGCAAACGCAAATTTTACAGCTTGTTTTTTTTGTTCGTTTGTCATGACTTTACTCCTAAAATTTTGTTAAAAATGTGTTCCCGATGGGTAAGATTAAAAAACGCAATTAAATACCTGCTTTTCTATTATCAATGATTATGCTTGCTTTTTCTGACGATAAAAAAGAATACACTTTTTCTATTTTTTTCATTTGATGTACAAGCCAGTTTTCGTCATCTTCATCAGCAGCAAAGTACTTTGCTGTTACAATTTCATAAGCGCAAGAGGTAGCCTGCTCTTCTCGTATTTGAAGAGCCCATGAAATTTGTTTTTCGCTACCTTCAAGAACTTTATATCTTGCAACTATATCTTTAAGTTCTTTTTCATGATCTTGTGTATGTTTTACAACATGAGACCAGTAAACTCCCGAATTTGACGCGCTACGATACAATGCACGCCAGCTTTCAAGCGTTTCATCAATACTTCCAATTTTTTTTGCTTGCTCTGCAAGTTCTTCTAATGATAATTGAACTTTCATTTTATTACTCCTAAACTTTTGTTAAAAATGTGTGAGCGACTTGTTGTTAGTTTGTGTTGCGCTCATTTTCTAATACAAAACTACGAAACTTTTTTGTTCCATGCAAATATTTTTTACAAAAAGTGCAAAATTTTTTTTGAAAGAGTGCGTAACTTACTCTAACAGTATGTTCAACTTTACATAATACAAACATGAAACACTTACTCACTATCGCGCTACTGATTGCAGCTCTGTCAGCATCGAAAGCGCAAAACTGCAACATTGTCTTCATTGACGACTATTGCACAATGATTGATGATCAATTTGCACGTTATGAATTTGACAGACACGAATCGCATGAATCTGTCTATCGAAAGATGCAACACTTAAAGTTAATGTCTAATGACAGTCTTGCAATCGTTTATTTAGCGAATTGTAAAGATATGTTCCGGCTGTTCACTTTGCACTTTGTTGATGATAGCTTAAAGATGCTTTCAATGTTGCAGAAAACGAATAAGAAAACAAGCAAAGATTTTTACAAGGTCGCAATTGAGAATGTGCAAATGTATTATGTGAAAAATATAAAATTGGTCGAGGGTAATAAAACTTACTTTGACAACGAATGCTACACAGTTATCGTAAGCGAAGAGAAAAAGCAAATACGAACAGATATATTGATGAAATAAAAAAAGCCCTCGTTTGAGGGCTTTTCTGTTTATTCTTCGATTGTCACATCATCGAGCAACTTTAAGTATTCCTGCGCTCTTTCTGCATTCATTTTTAGTGAATCTTTGAAATTCCTCATTGCATTGAATATTCGAGCGAATGAGAGTGACTTTGCGTAAAGATGCGAAAAGAGTAATACTGTTTCGTCGTCCGACATATCACGTGATATTTTAATGTCAATAACGTTTTGCTCTTCGATTGTTGCATATATGATTATCTGTCTATACCTTTTCATTTGGCAAACCCCAGCGGAAAATTAGGATATTGTTTGCCGTACAGAGTTTCTATATAACAAAGAATTTCATGACGTTTGTCAATACTACGTGCATACGCTATTTGATTATCGTTTACATTCCAATCCTCAATCAATGAAAAATATTCGAGGATTAAATCGGATAAATATCTATTTGCGTGCAGACGCAATTGACGTAATTCATCTTCAAGACACATATATCCTGTTATTTCTAAAACATCATACCACAAAGCAAATTTGTCCGCTTGATTCGGGCTTATTATCTGACCAAATTCATTATATGATTTTTGCCGTAATTTCAGACCTGTTTCATAGCCGGATTTTGCAGACAACTTAAATTCTCTGTGTGAATTGAGATGTAAGATACTTGTTTGCGAATAGATTTCTTTAGTGTTAGTAATGCGTTTTTTCGCTTTTACTTTGCTATTGAATTTCTGATAGTTTGCGAAAAGGTCTGATGGGTAATCCATCGAGAATTTTTCGAGCCAACGTTTTTCGGGGTTAATCATATCAATCCTCTTCTATCTTAAATATTTGCAAATTGTTGTTAATTACTGTTTTTTTGAGATAACTTCTGTGTGAAAAATGGCAGTTGTGAACTACAACGAAATGACCGCCATAAAAACCTTTATCATCATAGTATGCGACAACCGGCACATTACGTTTATTTAACCTATGCCAATCAGTTCGGTTAATTAATTTATTGCCCTTCATAATCTCTCCATTCAAAAAGGTCAAGATTTTCCATCTCTTTAATTGCATTGAAAACAACACTCCCGACAACAAGTATTGCCAATACAATATAAGTTAGAGGATTGTACTGATTGTATCGCATATAACGTTTGTTGTCTTTTGTTTGAAAAATAAACAAACAGCGACAGATTACGTGCATAAAACTACTAAACATTTTAATCTCCTATATTCTTATTTGTATTGATAATTGTTAATTCATCTTTTGCGACGTGAGGAACCACAGATAAAGCACCTCTATAAAATTTGATTCCGCGTGAAATCATATCTACTTTGTGTTGATAACCAACATAACCGTTATCATCCAAAAGTATGTGCCCATTTTCTAATAAATCAACTTTACTTTCCAAAGCTGCTGTTTTTTTCAAAACAGCATTATTACTTGCTTCAATGTGTTGTTGTAGTAATTCGACCTTTTCATTAAGCAATTCAAAAGAATCCTTCAACTCTTCAAAGGATTCCATAATCTGATGAATTAATTGAATTTCCGTAGCCATATTTTTAATCTCCTATAATTGTGACTATGATGTAATTTTTAATGATAATTGTGTAACCGTTTCTTTTTATATCAGCCGAACCGCCCAAAAATCTGACTGTTTCTTTTAATTCGTCAGTCATGATTTCTTTTTCTATTGCTTGTAAATCGCATTTTTTAACACGTTCAAAATAACGTAAAACAGCGTGTTCGCTCAGCCGGATTTCTTTTTTGTCGAGTAATGATGAAAGCTCTTGTTTTACTTGCTTTAATCTTGCCGTGATTTTTGCGACTTGCTTATTTGCTGTTACTTCAATTTTCACTTGTTCATCAAGTTGATTTTCAAGTTTAGAAATGTAATTCTGTAATTCGTGAATTTTCTTTGTTTCTTCCGTTGATTTACTCATTTATTCCTCCACCACAGCAACCCAACGATGACGGCAATTATACCCACCGCAATAATATTGCACGCTTAGACCTTGTCCATTGTCGAGTTTTTTAATTTCAGAAAGAGTATATATTTTGCCAACATGCGATTTACAGAAATCACGAATATTACCGCCTTCGCTACCTTCATATCTGAATTTTTTAATATCAGATTGTTCGGCATCAACGAACAATTGTGAACGTCTGACAGCGGATTGCGCTGTGTTTGCGACTGTTTGCAAATATCGTTGTTGCGTTTTTTCAAATCGGCTTAAATTTCGTAACAAATTATCTTGCTCTACATTTTTAAGCGATTGTGCTGCTAATTTTAGGACACGCGAAGAGATTGCCGATTCCGCTTCGCTAATTAATGTGACTGATTCTTTTACGACTGCACTGTATTTTTCAGCAATGTATTTTTCACCGAGCTTTTTAATTTCATTTTTGGCAATTTGCTCGGCTAATTTTTCCGCCTTTTCATCAAGTCCCATTTTCCGACGTAGAGTTTTTATTCTCAGACGGCTTAATTCGGGAGTGCCTCTATTTATATCCATTCGGATTATTTGAGTTGCCTTTTTCAGAAATTCACGTAATTCATTCATGGTTTTTATCCTTCCGATGGTTGCCGTCGAACGGCAAATAATCACGCTTATATGTTTCCAAATCCACAATGATTTTTTTCATCGTTTTTTTGTCATATACATAGACATATTCCATGTTGGATTGAATCGGATACATTAACGCACATTCATTGCAAACACAATCACGTGAATCAGACAGCACAGACGTTTTTTTGTTAATTGTTTTGTTGCGTTCGGTACGTAATACCGTGAATTTTTCGCAACCACATCGAACGCATTGCATTATTTCACCCTCCAAAATGGTTTATTTGTTGTTGGGTCACGTTCCATAATTACACTGTCATTAAATTTCTTACCGTGTATATTGACATTGTGAATGTACCAATCATAACCGAACCATAAATACCCATCCATTTCATGGACTGCAAATTGTGTTGTTGCCGTACCCTCATTTTTGCGTTGTTTTTGCTCCAAATTTTTTTCAGCATTTCGACGGAAATAATCTTGTTTAACGGCTTCGATTTTTGCATTGAACAAACGATTATCACGTGCAGAATATTCGTGAGCTTTCACCCGATAAAAATTAAATTGCGCTTTCCAATTCGCTATTTTTGCTCCACCCGGTTTAACCCATTCCACCGCCTCGTAATGCCAAAAAAATTGGTCGGCGAGGTTTATATCCTCACCGACCATTTGTGCATAATCACGAACTTCGCTCAATGAGCAGTTTATATATTCGCTACGCACTTCCATTTTTAGAGCCTTTCACCGAGAGCGTGAATGAAATTACGGAAATGTTTTTTCATTTCAGTAATTAGATGTTCACGTGTTTCTTCGCCTGCTGTTTCAAGTGCCAGACCTGATGCAATTTCATCAAAATTAGCATCAACATACTCACTCACAAATTGATTAAAATCTTTGATAGAAAATGTATCCTGTTCATCATTTTGCAAAGTGATTTTTTCGGCTTTTTGCTTTGGTTGTTTTGGCGTTTTTTCGGCTTTTTCTTTCGGGGCTTTACCACGTAAAAGCGATTCAATTTGTTTGTTCAAATTAATCACTTCATTATCCACTTCCGCAAGCGAAATTTCGCCATTTAAGACGGATTTTTCAAGATTTTCCCATATGTCTTGAAGTTCGTCCGCTTTCTTTGCAAAACCTTTTATCTTGCGAACATTATCTATCGTCCTTTTGCGATATTTGTCGTCACATACACGTACTAAAGTCTTTTGCAAACGCTCCCCGAAACCCGTTACAACGCTCATTATTTCGTAGCGACTTGTAAGACCTTCGAGAACCCCGACAGGCACAAAAGATGACAATGTCCGTCGAAGTTCGTCATCAATGTTTTCGTTTTCGTAAGCCGTTGAAAAATCAATATAGCCCTCTTTTTGGCACAGTAATTGATTCATCAATTTGAAGAAGCGTATTTTTGCAGCATCTTTCATGTCGCGATTGACATTAGAAGCGAATAAAAACATCAATTCTTGTTCCTCAGTTAATTCTCGGATTTCTGTGACAACAGTTTTAATTTCGAGATTATTAGCACACAAAAGACGGCGATGTCCAGACACCACTCTTAATTCGCCGTCTGAGTGTAAATTGGCAATAATTGGAACAAGAATACCATTAATTTTAATCGAGTTTTCAAGAATCGTATCATCTTTCCATGATGATTTGAAAATCAATTCATTTTCCGGGTGTTCGGTGAATTGTTCGACCGGAATTTCCCAGAAATTTTCACCTATGTGAACCCATTCAGCTTTATCCACTGGTGCAATAAAGCGTGTTGGGATTTGGTTTGGTAGAACAGTAATAGCGGTACTGTCAGCCGTCGGATTTTTCGCGCTTTTTTTAGCCATTGTTATTTACCTCGCTTGCTAAGTTTAATTCGTAACGGAATGATTCTGTTTGTGTAATTTCGAGACCGATTTCAGCTAATTGTTTAGCCGTGATAGGGTTTTCAACGTTGTTGCTTTCAGCTAAGATATACTCTTTATTTAATTCCTCTTTCATGCGAATAAATTGAGAGTAAACAGCTTTGTTTGGATGATGCTTTACAAGTTCAATTACAGTTGCTAATGTGTAATTTTTACGTGTCTTAACTGACGGCGGTGACATACGAAACATACATTTGCCGTGACTTAATTCGAGCATCTTTTTATCAGCCGGAAATTCATGTCTGTTTTGTGTGCAGTACTGCTCCAGAGCTATTTCGATGTCTTTAATTTCCTCTTCGAGCGGTGTTATTTTCGCCGTCAATTCCATACGCCGCTGTTGCTCTTTTTTGTTGTAGTCGGCTGATTCGCGTTGAATCGTTGCCTGTTTTTGAGCGATGATTGCTAATGCTTCATCAAGTTCTTGAATGCTACTGATTGTGTAAGTTGTCAGTACAACTTTTTTCGATTTTGCCATTGCAAAAATCCTTTGATAAATGTGAATGGATATTAATTGAGTGTTGTAATATTGCGCAAACTCTCATAACGTTCCGCAATTTCAACTGAAATTTTTTCTAATACTTTGATTACTTGATTCGCTTCATGGTGCGACATTTCGTGATGCTTAAAGTAATATCGCGCCTTGGTTGTTTTCTCTAAAATGTCGTTTATCTTTGGATTTATCCAGCTTGTAAACATGAATTTTGACAACTCTGATGGGATCGTATTTTTGTAGAAATGACCCTTCGCAAACTCACGTAATTCTTCGCCTGTCAGTATTTCGCCTGTATTTTTATAGACATATTGAAACTTAGTAAAGTCAGCATAATAGAGCGCACATTTAAGCCCTACGAAACGAACCTTATCCACCTGATTGCGTGTTGCTCTCATTGCTTTAGCGTGCACTGGAAGTACTATATTTAGCGTTCTTTTCGGTTGCGTAATATAATCACACACATATTGCAATTCAGCATCTGTACATAATTTATAGTCCGTTACGCCTTCGCCGCGAGTTGCATTCGTGATTGCAAATACAGCCTCTTCGCGCTCCGCTCTGATGTCCTCTTCATCGAATTTACCGATAGATAATTTTTCACGGATTTTCATCCATATCAGCCGGATTATTTGTTCACGTGTCATTTCTTCTATTCCTCCATTCGCGTTTACGGATTGAATTAGCATCATGTGTTGTTGTTAGCCATTCGTGATGCCGTTTCTGTTCTTTTTTTAATTCGTTGTATAGTAGTTTGTTGCCTTCGGCTTTTGCTTTTACAAGATAATCACACATTTTGTTCGTTGGCACTGTTATACCTTCTACGAACACGAAAAAAGGGTTATGGAAACCGGACATGATTGTAATCCTTCATTTTGTGTTGATTGTATTTACGGCGAACAAAACGTGCAACAGTAACTACAACTATTGCGAGTAAATAAACAGCGCAACTGTATATAACAAACATTGCGAGAAATGCGAGTATGAGTGCTGCGTTTTCCATTATTGTTTCCCTTTTTTTAAGTTAGAAATTTTATCGTACAGTGTTTCGCCAGACACGTCGTATAAATCGTCTGTGAGCGTTGTTTCAATGCTTTCCGCCACTTTCTTCGCGTATTGCTTCAATCGCTTAATTTCACTGTTTATTGACTTTAATTCTTGCATTTCCGGCATAGCATTGATTTTAGATTGCAGCTTGTTTGCCTTTTTCGTGAACGATGAAAGCAATATATCTATCTTCGCCAATTCGCTTGTTTTGGAGCGATAGATTTTATTTGCTTTATCACTGATTAGTGATTCCATTTCAGCAACAGCGGGCATTAATGGATTTTGATTTGCAATTACTTGAATTGCTGTGTTTTGCTTTGCCATGTTCGGCTCCTTTTGAATAATGTGATTAAAATTGAGATGAAATACGTAACATTTCTTCGACAGTCATGTCGTCGTCGAAATCTTCAATAATTACTGTGTCTTGTTGCTCTGTGATGTCAATTACTTCGCTTTCGTCTGTTATGAGAACAGCATCATTACTGTTAAGCATTGTTACTGTGTTTTCTGAGTGCGAGTAATCAACTTTGTTCTTAAACTGTGCTATATAATTTTCACGCATCTGTCTAATTTCGAGTGCGTTTTGATGCGATTCGTGAATGTCAGTTGCGACATAATTTTTAGCGATGCAAAGCACGGCCGGCAATGTGTCTTTACCGTTCGATTTATAGACAATCCATTCAGCATAATACCCATTCTTATCGAGCGATGTCGGAACAGGTTTGACCTGTAATTTTGCTTTTTTATCAACCATGAATAATTCGGGTGCAACTAAATTATGTTGCACATTATCACGTGTTACGCGAATTTGACCGATTGCCGATATTTTTACTTCATTGATTTTACGGTCTGCGTAATAAATCAAAAGCGCGGTTTGGTGTGGAGTTGGATGTTTGATTGTTTCGGGTTTATAGTAATTAATCAATGCTTGTAATGTAGGTTTTTCGCCCTTTTCTTTCGCCCATTTTTTCAGATTATCACGTTCATAATCGAGCATTTCGGTCTGTGAAAAATTCCACAAAACTTGAAAATGAATGTCGCGCGAAGGTGTGTAAGATTTAGAAAGAACAGGTCTGTTATGGCGTTGTAATTCTATTGCTTCACCCTTTTGCCCGCCTTTGAAATTTCTCGGGAACAAATATGCTTCAGCTCTCTTTAATTCTTGAAACATTCTTTCGCCCTTGGCTTTACCAAATCCCTTCGCGATATTCGGGACGTTCCGAACAATTATATCACCGTGCATCAGTTTCCGATATTCGTTGCTGTTTAATACTTGCAAGTCAGCATCTGTATATAAAGCTCGTACAGTACCTTGTACATTGTGCGCAATTGCAGCACGTGAATTTTCGAGGAAAAAGACCGGGCAATCACAGCCGTAGTTATACACAATATTGAGTATAGCCGAAATATAATGTTCGGAATTGACGGCATCCTTGACGGGTTCGATGTGTAATAACTGAGCGGTTAAAACATCCCATGCGTAAATTGCGTAAGGCATCTTAAAGCCGTCCATGTCCGCCGTCCAACTGTCTGTACTTCTATCATCCAACATAATAAAGCGATATGCACCATACCCTTTTTTCGCACCAAACGAATTTTCGAGAACTTTGTACGTATCGAATTTTTGAGTAGCGACCGATAGAGCAGTTGTATGTACCTTGTTTGTTGTCTCCCAATGTTTTTGCCAAAATTCCGTATAGTAAACGCCTTTACGGAATTTATCGCTACGCATAATCCATTGTTTATAGAGCCATTCATTTTCTTTTAGCTTGCCTAATTCGTCTGCGTTAAATCTTACTCTTTCTTGTTCAATATCAAAGTAAGTTTTTGAAATAGCGCGACGAACACACGCCCGGACATCACCCTCAGCGTTTTGCATAAATAATTTGAACGCCTGAGCCGTGACATAGTTAATCAATTCCATATTATTCCGACCGCGACCGGATTGCGTTTTGCCAAAGTGATTTCTACGACTTTCTTTTTTATCGAAAAAGATTTCCTCTTTCGCCCATAAATTTAACGCACTTGGTTTATAGATTTTCATAGCACGCCCGGACCCACGTGGATTTGGTCGAGTACCGATTAGAAAATCATCTGTGAGCCGTTTATTTACAGCACGTGCGCTTATGCCCAGCGTTGTAGCTATTTCGTGCGCTGTGTATCCTGTTTTCATCTTGTCACCCTGTCATGAATTGCGTAGAGATAGATGTTGTTCTTATTTGCAGCCCACTCCGACCATGATTCAGTTACATACGCACCTTCATAATCGCGATAAATCAAACGCCCATTGTCGTAAATTTCATCGAACGATTCAAAATAGTTGATGCGACCAGCATCAACGAAGAGATTAGTGTTTGCACCTACGCGAATGCGAGACATTGCCGGACGATTGCCTTGTTTTTTAGCCATTGACCAGCCCGCCTTTCATTGCCTGTAATTCCTCAAACTTTTCCAACGCTTTTTGCCTTTCCTCAGCCAGCTCGTTGTACTTTTTGATGTACCGATGCGATTTGACGATTTTAGTCATGTGTCGAGCCGTGTTTGGCGTAACACCAAACTCTTTAGCAATATCCATGTAAATCCCGCGAAGATTTGCTTTTTGCCTTTGCTTGTTTGGCACATTTGTTGTATCTTCCATATAAACAAAAAGTATAGTTAAACATATTGTTTGGTTACAAACGCAAAACTACACAAAAAAGTATAACAATGCAAATTTTTTTTCACACGGAAGCCGCGAAGAGTTTAGATATGTCGTTGCAAAGATTATCAAATATCATAAATGGCAGGGCTGAAATAGGAGCAACTGTACGTGAAAAGTTGCGCGAACAAGGTGCATACAACGTAGTTAAAGACAACAAAGCATCTAACAGCCAAAATCTTGTTAAGATAGTAGCCGAACAGAATCTTTACATTAAGTTACTTGAGACCGATGTGAAAGCATTGAAGGAAAAAGTAGAGAGCTATGAGCAGTATGTTAACTTAACAAAGAGACCCGAAACATAAAGTTCCATTGAAATTCTGGGCAAAAGGGCAAAAAGTTGGTTCCGAATGGGCTAAAAACGGTTCCAAATGGTTCCTTTAGTTCTATTGAAAACACGTTACTAAATTTTAGTTCCTAATGAAAAGTAACAGAAAAACCAACGACTTACAGAACAACTTTACATAATGTGGCAAAGCGTAAAAAGATAACGAAAAGCGAAAAACGGACACAGGCAGACAGAAATTTAGTAACAATACACACAAAAACACGGAAAAAACAGACTTAAAACAGACAGAAATTTAGTAATACTCAATAGTACCGAACAGACCAAGTAT